GGGACATATCAGCCCCTACCAGCACATTTTGACCCCTACGGGTCTTATGAGAGTAAGAGGCAAAAATATGAAACAACTTTTGATGCACCGTGTTACGGCATGTAATTATTTAGACATGGATGAATTCACGTTTGAGTCGTACATAGCCCCATTGATCACCCTGATGCGTTTTGGTGAAGAGCTATACTACCCTACCTACCAGATAGATGAGGCTGTAGAAGCGCTTATATACGGTCTGGACGGCGATATAGAGCTAGCCCTCGTCGATTAGTGGGGGGGGCGGTGCTTATGAGAGTACCTGACGACAAAATAGGAAAAAAATGAAATGGCAGAAAAGGATTCTAGGCTCACAAAGGCTGGTGTCAGCGGTTACAACAAGCCAAAGCGCACTCCAAACCACCCCACAAAATCACATGTAGTTGTAGCCAAAGAAGGCGATCAAGTTAAGACGATCAGATTTGGTCAGCAAGGTGTAAAAACTAATCAGACGGTGGGTCAAAGAAAGGCATTTGAATCTAGACACGCAAAGAATATCAGCAAGGGAAAGCTCAGTGCAGCTTACTGGTCAGCGAAGACCAAATGGGCACCCTCTAAGACCAAGTCATCATCAACCAAGTGGAAAAAAGGAAGCTAGTTATGCCAAAAGTCAACGGTAAGAGTTACCCGTATACGCCAGCGGGAAAGAAAGCAGCAGCAGCAGAGAAAAAGAAAGCCCCCAAGACGAAAGCCAAAGCGAAAAAGAAATGAAAAACTCACGCGAGACATTCTATGGCAAGGGTGACAACCGTCGTCCTGAAGATCGCAAAAAGTTTGGCGACAATTACGACAAGATTTTTGGCAAGAAGAAAGCCAGAAAAGAGCGTAACGATGTTCGGGCATATAAGAGGGGCGGCAGTGATTGATATTGATTTGAAGCGTTTTGCTTATCACCCCAAGGGCACCTTAGGCGTAATTGACTATTCTGGTGAGCGGTTCTACACGATAGAGCGACCTTGGAAGGACAATGCTGTCAGCGTGTCCTGCATACCTGAAAATGTGTATGAGATGTCGTGGCGAGAGTCACCAAGGTTTGGCGCGACTTGGCATGTTCAGGACGTTCAAAACAGGACATACATATTGATACACGCTGCCAACTACGCCACAGACGTTGAAGGCTGTATAGGTCTGGGCATGGGTCTAATGGGTGATCGAGTGGCTGTCAGCAATAGTCGCGCAGCGGTATTGAAGTTTGAAAAGATGACGAGGGACGTTGAGTGGCGGTTGAACATACTAACTGCACCATTTGCGGCATTACAAAGGTAAACGCTGAGTTCGAGGGCAGGAAGCGGCAGTGTAAGGAGTGTCGCACGAAAGCGCGATTCGAGAGAGCGAATAGTAGCGTTCAAGGATTCCTACAGATACGCCTCACAGCGCTTAAACAGCGGCACAAGAGCAAAAAGTTTGAGGGGGAGATTGTCTCTCTTGACTACTTAGTCAGCTTGTACGAGCAGCAGAGGGGCATATGCGCTCTTTCAGGCATACCGATGCATGTAACGCTGCACCATACCGACCTAACTGTCTCCCCTGACCGGATTGATACGAACAAAGGCTATATCGAGGGCAACGTGAGATTGGTTTGTGCCCGTGCAAACATGATGAGAAGCACTTTAGACGATCATGATTTCGTCTGGTGGTGCAGAGCTGTGGTGAATAATGGCGGAAATTGAACAAATAGCCCGAAAATTGAAGGGCAACTTCCCTTTGTATAGTAAGAATATGCTGAAAATCGTCACAAAAGAGGGCGAATCTAAGCCATTTGTGCTGAATCCGGCACAGTTATACGTCCACAATATGCTTGAAAAGCAGCTAAAAGAGCAGGGAAACATCCGTGCTTTGGTCCTGAAAGCCCGTCAAACAGGCATATCAACCTATGTGCAGGGCAGGAATTTCTGGAAAGTGACGCAGAATCGCAACGCGAATGCGTTTGTACTGTCGCATCTTGCCGAATCTACTAATGCAATTTTTAATATGGTCCGCTATTACTATGACAATGTCCCGCATCCGGCGTTTAAACCGCCGCTCGCTTCTCAGTCCGCCTCAACTCTTGTCTTTGACCAGATCAATTCGCGCTACAGAGTCGGCACCGCCAGATCAACCCAGACAGGACGAGGACAAACAAACCGATTTGTCCACGGATCAGAGGTCGCCTTCTACCCTCAAGGATCAGACATAGTCGCAGGTCTACTTCAGACCGTCGGTGGTAAGAACACAGAGGTGATATTAGAAAGCACGGCAAATGGTGCCGGTGGCTGGTTCTATGATCAAGTCATGAAGTCCTTGAGGGGCGAGTCTGAGTGGATCACCTGTTTTATCCCTTGGTACTGGATGCCCGAATATCGAAAAAAGGTATCGCCCTACTTCGTTGCTACGCCTGAAGAATATGAGTTAGCCCAAAAATATAATTTGGACGACGAACAACTTTCTTTTAGACGCGCCAAACTTGATGAGTTAGGCGGCACAGATTTATTTCGTCAGGAATATCCAAGCACCCCGCTCGAAGCATTTTTGACCTCCGGTCGTTGTTTCGTTGAGGAGAGCGCGATATCCAAGTGTGAGGCTAACTGCTACACCGCAGACTTTAAGGGCGACATCATCGATGGCACCCTGATCGAAAGAGAACACGGCAACTATCAAGAGTGGTATCCCCCGCTGCGTGAAGAGAACTACGTCATTGGGGTTGATGTTGCGGAGGGTCTCGCTTACGGCGACTACAGTTGTGCCCAAGTCCTAGACTCTATGGGTAATCAGGTGGCTTGCTGGCACGGTCATATAGATCCTTTCGATTACGGCGCTTTGGTTGCCATGCTGGGCAAGCGATTCAACAGTGCTTATGTTGTGGTAGAAAGAAACAACCACGGTTTGGGCACCCTGAGAAAGATGCAGGACTTGGGATACGCGAACCTTTTCGTCGAAAGTTCTGTCGATGGCGCATACGGCGACCGAATGACAAAACGGGGCGGATTTCTAACCACATCGAAGACCAAGCCGTTAATCGTTGACAACCTCGCTACGTTGTTGCGACAGGGTGAAAGTGGTGTCGCAGACATGGAATTATTAAATGAGTTGCGAACGTATGTAATAGATGATAAGGGTAGTTACAATTCACAGAATGGATGTTATGATGACAGGGTGATGGCTTATGCTATCGCATTGCATGGACTCGCCTCTATGCCTCGACCGAGGCACCGGACTATACAAAAACGTTTTAAATCGTTAGATCCGATGACGGGCTATTAGTCTATGCATGAGCTAGAAGAAGAAGAGCTGGAGAAAGAGCCGGATGGCTTGCAGGCGCAAAGCATGCAAAGTCTGGGTTCTCGTCTTGCTGGCACTTTTCAAGAATACAAAGACGCTCGAAAAGAAACAGAAAACGAGTGGCTTAAAGACCTGCGTCAATATCAAGGCATTTACGAGCCTGAAGTTCTCGCTCGCCTCGATGCTGCGTCTGGCTCCCGCTCAAAAGTATTCGTTGGTCTAACCAGAACAAAGGTGATGGCGGCTTATAGCCGTATCATTGATCTGCTGTTTCAGCACGGCGATGTTTTCTTTTCTGTTGCCCCAACACCTGTCCCCCAGATTGACCCATTAAAAGCGATGCAAATGCGTCAGATGGCGATGGATCAAATCATGGTTGCTAGTGGTCAAGACCCGATGGCTAATCAGGACTTGGTAGCCGCTAGGATGCAGGAACTAGAGGAAGAGTTCTTAGAAATAGAAAAAGAAATCGCTAAGAACGCGGCTGAGTCTATGACGACAGACATCGAGGACCAGCTCATAGAAACAAACGCAGAAATGAAGCTGAAAGAAAGCATGTTAGAAGCATGCATTTTTGGTTCTGGTGCTGTTAAAGCTGGCACTGTGCGTATCGACAGGAAGCAGTCTTACTCCAAAATGCTCGACCCAGAGACCGGTCAGCAAGGTTTTGGGCTTTCAGTTATAGAAACTGTCGCACCTGACGTGGAAAGCGTAAGCATATTCGATCTATACCCAGACCCTTATTGCACGACACTGGACGACTGCGATGGTTTATTCCGTCGTCACGTCCTAACAAGACGGCAGATGCGTGATCTAGCTGACCTGCCCCAGTTTGATAGCGAGATGGTCAAGTATCTTCTCAAGATTCACCGTAACGGTAATCATACGGAGGAGGATCATGAGACTACCCGCAGGAGAATCGCAGGTATCAACGAGAATTCTGAGTCCAATCGCTTCGTTGTTATGGAATATTGGGGCACTGTCGATGGATACGATCTAGAAGAACACGGCATAGAGCTAGAGGAAGGGTCCGACCTTTCCGATGACTACTCTGCATGTGTATGGATATGTGACGGTAAAGTGCTGAAGGTCATGTTGAACCCGATCACTGGTTACAAGATTCCATATCACATCTTCCCGTATGAGCGAGCGCCACATCAGTTCTGGGGTACAGGCGTACCTCGCATGATGCGCGACTCCCAAGGAACAATGAACACTGCGACCAGAATCTGGTTAGACAACATGGCGTTGTCATCAGGTCCAATGGTTGAAGTGAATACAGACTTGCTAGCAGCAGGAGAAGACCCGACCGATATCCACCCTTGGCGAGTATTTCTCCGAGAGGGTGGAGACGGATCTATGCCTGCTGTCAGATGGTATCAGCCGGTAGCGAACGCTAACGGACTGAACCAGATTGTAGAGATATTCCGTCGATTTGCTGATGAGACCACATCACTGCCCTCCTACACTCATGGAGAGCAGACTCAAGGTCTTAACAAAACAGCGACCGGTATGTCGATGCTCATGGGTGCGGCAAACATTGCACTTAAAAGCACCATTAAAAATATTGATGACTTCTTGATTGAGCCAATGATCGAGGCGCTGTTCCACTTCAATATGGAGTTTGGGACCAACGAGAAGTCAAAGGGTGATCTACGGATCGTAGCTCGCGGTAGCACGGCACTTGTACAGAAAGAAGTACAAAGCCAGAGATTGCTTCAGTTCCTATCTATCGTTGGAGACAACGCTGGCGGAGTTGTGAAGCAGACTGAGCTGCTACGAGAGATAGCGCAGTCTATGGATATAGACCCCGACAAAATTATGAAGACTGAGGAGCAGATTGCTCTTGAACAACAACAGTTACAGCAAGCTCAAATGCAACAGGCAGCAATCGCAGGCGGTCCTCCGCCTCAAGGCGATGCCGGAATGGGAACTCCTGTCGGAATTAATTAACGCCCGACACGAAAACGCCCGAGAAGCATTAGAGCAGGCAGATGAAAAGAATTTTAGGTTTGAGCAAGGCAGGCTTTTAGAGCTGAGATTTATGCTTGAACTTGAAGATGCGGCAAAAGCCGTTCTAGACAAAGCGCGGACCCCGAAGCGGATATCTGCAATAGACTAACGAATATCCCATGTGGACTCGAAGGAAAAATTAATGTCAAAGAGAAATGACCCAGCGCGACTTGAAGCAGAAGCGAAAGAACTGTACGAGCAAATGATCAAAGGAAAGACTGAAACCCCAGAGATCGATCAATCTCCAGAGGACACTTCAGAAGAGCCGGAAGCATTGCAAGTAGAAGCCCCCGATCTCACGGATATGGCGGAAGTTCAAGCGGATGAGAACGAAGTAGAAGAGTCAGAACGCAGCGAGGACTCCGAACTTAGGTTGGCTTTAGAAAAAGCTGAGAAAGCGATGAAAGGCGCACAGGCGAGAATGACCAAAGCAACGCAGGAAACTGCTGACTTGAAGCGGCAAAACGCCGAC